GCGTGCTGATTCTTCGGACTTCTTGAGCTTCTGGTTGTCTCTCCATAGGCTATCGTTATTGGTCCTTAGTTGCGCCACTTCCGGCGCAATCTGCGCCGCGTTTTTGCTTTCTGATTCTAATCGTTGGACTTCTTCTTTTAAGTTATTGTTATCAGATTGTAAGCTCTCGATAGTGATCCTTAATTGCGCCGCGTCTTGGATCATCTGCGCCGGATCTGCGCCTTTGGTAAGCTCAAGAAGGCGCAAATATGAGCCAATTGCAGAACTAAGCCATTGAGCCCGGCTAATTCCCTTCTTCTCTACTTCCCGGTCAATCTGTGCTAATGTAGGCTCATCAAAAGGCGCATGAATTCTTTGCATGGCTCATCCTCGGCGCATATTTGCGCCTCCTAAAAAATAGCTTTTCTGGTATCCGTCCAAGATGGGGGTAGAAGGGTTTGCCCTTCTACTTAAAAATCCATGTTTTTAAACTCTTTAATCTCATCAGGTGTCAAGAACTCAAACCATTCTACGGGTTTTATTTTGAGCACGGATCGGCCATCTCTTTCGGCCTTTTCTGTCTTGATCCACTTATCCTTTTCAAGTCGTCGGACGGACCCGTATACTTTGCCGCTGGACCATCCTAGCGTTTTAGCCAATTCATATATGCTAGATCCTGGCATTCTGTTAATCACCCGATAGAGCTCATAGTCGGTATCAAGCCCTTCCCGGACCCTGGCATCTCGGGCCGCTTGCATCCCATCGCTCCTTGATTTTTGTGGGTTCATGTTCCAGCACTCCTCCTCCGATAATACGTACTAATATGCCGAACATTTTGTTCGGCTTTTTTAGTCGCTTTTTTAGCCGTATTAATTAGTAGAGAAAATACTAATCTATTTAAAACTATCTAAATTACATAGTTCTAATATCAAAGCAATAGGAATGTGTTTAAAGCATGTTTTGATCTCCAAGTGATAATTTTTGTAGCCAAAAAGACGATAAAAAATATTCTCTTAAGGAAGGTTTAAATACCTGTTGCGACATGATAAATATACCGTTGATCCAATCATTAGGAGGGGCGATTATAGAACGATATTGAGCTCACAAATATTCAGAAGCTAATACTCTATGGCCTTTGCAGGGCAACGCAGGGCGGAAAGGGATCTCATGTACCTAAGCCATACTTTATGGGCAAGCCAGCACTACAGGGTCATAAGGCAGATAAGGCGTTGCGCGATCTCATAGCTTTGAACTATATTCTAAAGCATCCGACGGGTGGCGAAATGACCTATGCGCTTGATGAACGGGGACTGGAGGAATGTAGGAAGCTTCGAGAAAGACTGAAAACCCTTTAAACTCCTCTATTTTTTGCTCTGCGGGTAGATGCATGCAAAAAAGAATGAAAGTTATTCCTAGTGCAGCTAAATCATTTTCTGCCTAACCGTCTCAATCATCACTCAGTGCTTCGGGACGGCAAAAGTCATCGGCGTAGCATCACGTCTTATGGAGCTCGTTACCGCTCTGTAGCTCTCTAAGCCCTCCGCCAGAGTATCCACGTATTGATTATCTACGCGCGAAGCAACAGGTTTAAATATGGACTTCAAGCCCAACTCCAACCCATACTTTGGTCTGTTCGCTCCTTTCATGATTTCCTCAGGAACTATGATCAGATTCTCGTGGATAATTCAATATAGTAAGGATTACAAGTAATTGAATCAAATTCTTATCCGAGGGGTTATATGAAAAAAGAATGGAAGAAACCACGGTTGGTTATCGTGGCAAGGTCAAGCAGTTCTACGGAGGAAAATGTGATGGCTGCATGCAAACACACATATATATCAGGCCCGAATATAATTCAAACCTATTGTTATTTGGAAAATGTGTGTACGCTTTGTCAAAGTTTTGCCAACAGTTAACCCTATATTACATGTTTTTGGGCTTTATTGAGCCTATATGACTTCAACCCACAATTTAGTCAGTTGACCTTGTACTAATTCCAGTGACACAATCCATAAACCAGCATCAATAAAGCTTATAATGATTTGATGTAATCCATTCGCGGGAAAACATGGCCAAAACCGGCTCTCCACGCACATAAACTATGAAATGATCGAATCTGCAAGCAGTTTTGCGGCAAGATTACTGATATCGATTATGTCCATGTGGTACGATTGCAAAACCGCAATGCTCCGACGCTGTTATCAATCCACACAATATTATAAATACATTTCTGGCTCGATAATCACTATGTTGGGCGATGGCTTTTTACGCATAGCGATTTTATGGCAAGAAATGCAGATTGCTTACTCTGTAAATAAATTGCTCTTGTGGGTGAGAAAAAGGAAAGAGAATCCCGCAAGCGACGTTATGCAGTGGAATTGATCTTTTCTATGTGGACGGTCTTGAGGAGAGAAAGGGTTCCTTCCTCCCAGGGATATGAGGAGACCAGCGTAGTTTGTAGGCGCGGTGTCATCTGATAGACCGCCATGTATTCGTAAAAGGGAACACCGTCTGCGCCCATGCGTTCCCCCGAGGAAATACCGCCATTGAACCCATCGATAACTCGATTATCCGATTGTATGTCGCTTACATCCTGTTCTCCGTCCATCATATACCTTAAGATGGTCTTCATCTCAGCAGGAGAATACATGGTTTGATCCTCTTGATACTCAGCTATAACAATGGCAGCCTTCTTGTTTGGCGATCTCATGTCAAAAATTCTGATACCATAAGCTGTATGTATGTCCCCGCCCAAAGACTCAGTTGTTTTCGGGGCAGAGACGTTAACCAAATAGGATTCTTTCGGGTTGCCCAAATCAAACGAAACATTATATGGGCCGGTAATTGCACTATCAGGTACCGCTAATCCCAATATAGGCAAGCATAGCAACGCTGCCAACGCCAGACATATTGTCTTCATAAAATCACTCTGCACGTTTTGTTATCATGAGATCTGGCAAAAAAGTTTTTGGGGCAATCACTTGCCCCTTCTTCCGCCAGCAATGTGTGGCTTAAAAAGGTCTTCCACAGTAATACCCGTGCCGATCCGTCCTTTGCAGTCAATTTCTATGCAGTGCGATCCATCGCTGTTGTAGAATTCACAGTCCGTTGATGTGCATGGCACTCTATCATTCTCTTTCATTTCAATCCCCTTTCGTCTCTGTATATATTAAAGTTTTTGAATGCAAAACAGTGCGTAGCAGTGCGGCAGGCATCCCACCGCGTTGCCGGTAAAGTCCGTGCCTTCGGCGGCGCTATGAACATGTGCGGTGTCGCTGCCCGCCGACCCGGTATTATCAGAATGCGTTGTTAGCGTGGTCGGGGAGGATATATAATTATAATCAGACCAACTACCATCACCGGCCCACCCTGAATAAGCATCTGTGAAGGTGTGACAATGAGACGGTATTTCAGCGACGGTCAGGGAATGCCCGGATATAGTGACAGTGCCCGCCGCGGTGAACGTAGCTGATCCGCCCGTATCGCCCACCGAGTAGCCGCAGCCTGCGCCTGCCCCGATGATAAACTTGTCTCGGAGGTCTCGCGTCCCCGCGTTGCCGTCGCAGATGTGCCATCCAGCGGGGATTTCTTCGTCTTCCCACCATATGATTAATCCTGATGGGATGCCCAACCCGGCAAAATCGGCGGCGTGTTTGTTTCCAGATGCGTGATATATCAGATCGGCATCTGCCCCGCTTCCGGTGCCACAATTGCCAGCATACCAGAACGTAGAGCGAGCGGTGGCTTTAGTATAATAACGGTCACCATGGTCATGCGCTGAGTAGTAATCGTAAGCCTCATCAAACTGCGTCTCAATGTGGTTCATGTCTGCATATGTGACAGAATCGCCAATGTTCCAATTTTTAGGAGTATATGACAATCAAATCACCTTTTTTATTAAATACAGAGAATAGTAAGGCGGTCTCGGATCGACGCCAGAAAAACTAATTGAACTTCCGGCGTGCCCATGAGACCCATCTCCAGTTGTCATCGCGTCGGTTGTGATATTGCGATTCGTTGGCGCGCCCAGGACGTACTGAGTTTGGACCGGTGGCGGTGATCCTGCCCAACGATTTCCTCCATAGAAATAGTACTCAGAATAAGTATGTGTATGCCCAGGCAGTTCAGATATCGTTAACTGGTGATCTCCTACAGTCGCCGAACCAGTCGGCGTGATAGTTCCGTTCCATGTGGCGGGGCCTCCTGTGGACCCCACTGCATAGCTTCCCCCTGCGCCGATTACGAAACGGTCCCGGAAGTCAGATGTTCCGGCCTGACCGGTGCATATCTTCCAGCCGGTGGGAATTTCGGCGTCAGTCCCTTTGAACCAGATAATAGACCCTACTGGCAACACTTCAGCCAATATATCAGCAACATGCAAACCATCAACTTTGTCTGCATCAAAACCGCTGCCATGCCCCATGAGAGAAGTACTAAAGAACGTGGCGTCGGCGACTGCTTTCGTGTCTATTTCATCGTCGTGATGGTGGGCGTTTATGATGGCCTCCATCGTTGAATACTGCGTCTCCATATGGTTCAAATTCTTGCCAGAAAGGAGAACTCCAGGCCCCTATGCAGTAGGGGTGTATAGAGGTAATGATGGGGTGTACATATCGATCAACTCTTACAAATCAAGCAAAGCGCCATGTGTGGCGGTCTTTTATCCTGGTCGTCAGTGCCATCGAATGTGGCAGAATGTGTGTGAGATCCATCATCACCCGTGTAGCCGGTCGGTATATTGCGAGATGCTGAAGAGCATAGTCCCGAGGTCCAATAATTCGGCCCGCCGAATGCACTGAGCGGGTTATAATAATCCACAATGGTATGTGCATGCTTAGGGATCTCGGAAGTTGTGAGCGTGTGACCCGCAATCGTGACTGTTCCCGATGTTGTTACTGTATTAGATCCGCCGGTGTCGCCTCGGTTGTAATGACCGCCCGCAGCAACCAACGCCCGCCCTCTCAGATCCGGCATGCTGTTTAGACCATTGCATAACAAAAAACCGCTCGGTATGGCTGCTTCGCTTCCTGCCCACGCGCAAATACCGCCCGATGGAAACCCGGCGTCCATGATCTGCTGAGCGGTCAGACCGTCCACCGTCTCTGCTACTAAGCCGCTTCCGGCGCCGTGGTTATCCGGGCCGAAGAACTTAGCATCAGCCTCGCTTTTCAGGTAATACCTGTCATCGTGATAATAAGAATCCAAATATGTCACAACAGAATCATAAGTCGTCTCACAGTTCGTAAGTCCCGCCAGCTTTTCGCTCGGCGTCATACTATGTTCTTTCCATATCGTGGTTGAGTACAAGATCCCCGCCTCCCTGGGAACATCTTTCCTAATTCTTTTATAAAATCGTCTCTATCTAAAGAATAAGTGCGGTTGTCGCCGTTACGAAAAAGGCCATCTGCATTCATGCT